TTCAGGGGCCCGAGCCCCGAGGACATCCGCCGTCGGCTGGAGCTCATGCCGCAGGAGGTCCGCGGCCAGGCGCTGCGAGGCGCCGTGCTTGAGGGCGCCGAGGTCATCCGTGAGCAGGCGGTCGCCAACGCTCGGGCCATTCAGCGCACCGGGACGCTGGCGGGCGACATCCATGCGGAGATCGACGAGCGCCGAACGCGGGACACCCAGGCGACGGCTGTGGTTGGCCCGGGCAAGAAGGGTTGGTACGGCAGACTCGTTGAGTTTGGCCACGACATCGTGGTCGGCGGCCGCAAGCGGGCCAAGCGGACGCCGGCNGGAACGGTCGTNGGCCATGTGCCGCCCAAGCCCTGGCTGCGGCCGGCAGGCGACGCCAAGCGACAGGAAGCTGAGCAGCGCACCATCCAGGCCCTGCAGAGGAGGCTGGAGCGGGTATGGCGGAGGGGGTGACGGCCCGGAGGGCGATATGGAAGCGACTTGCCGAGGACCCGGGAGTCACGGCGCTGGTGGGCGACCGGATCTACTACCAAGTCCGGCCTGACGGCGCCACCTATCCCTGCATCGTCCTCAACGTCANCAGTGTCGTGCCCAGGCGGGACCTGGACGGAGTCGCGTGGACCGAGACNCGTATCCAGGTTACGGCCATGGCGCAGACGGAGCCCGTAGCCGAGGCCGTCGCCACCGCGGTGCGCCAAGCGCTGGAGGGCCTNCAGGGGTCGGTTGCGGGCTTGGACGTCATCGAGGCCCGGGTTGAAGAGGGCGTNGTGNTCTATCAAGAGGACACGGGGCAAACCCATCACCACGTCGATGTGGTGGTCATGCACAAGGGAGGTGNGTAACCGATGGCTGAGACCACTGGTCTGCGGACCAAGTTNTANCGGAGCGAAGACGGCACGACCTGGGAGGAAATCGCCCAGATCGCCAGCATCCAGCCGCCGCANCCCGAGCGCGAAGTCGCGGAAGTCGACGAGCTGGACCCGCCCGGCGATGTGCGCAAGAAACTGGCGGGGCTTATCGACGCCGGCGAGGTCGTCGTAACNCTCAACTTCGACCACACGAACCAGGGCCACATCGACCTGGAGCAAGACTTCAGGGACGGNACCGCAAAGCACTACCGCATCAAGCTACCGACCGGCTGGGGTTGGACGTTCCAGGGCATCGTGACNGCCTACCAGCCGCAGGAAATCACCAGCGGCGACGTCGTGCAGGCCCAGGTGACCATCACGCTTACCGGCGTGTACACCTTCGGGCAGATCACTTCGTAATGGCGGAGGGCAGGAGCACAGGCTTCTGCCCTCCCATCCGCTTTGAATACTGTCTTGGAGGGATACCATGAGCAAGCAGGAAATCCCCGCCTGGCTTTCTGTACTGCAGACTGCCATCCCCACACCGCCCACCGAGGAACGGGAAATCAACGGCCACACGTACCGGATGCGCAGCCTGACGTCTCGCGAGCGGGATGACTGGGAGCGCGACATGGTGGAGTTCGTCGGTGAGGGCAAGCAGCGCAAGGTGCGGATGCGGATCCCTGACAACATGCGGGCGAAACTGGTGGCCAAGTGCCTCGTCGCCATCGACGGTGTTGAGATACCCGGCGACGCACAGGCGAGGGCGCAGCTGGAGCAGTTCCTGAGCCAAGCGGACGCACGGGTTGTGAACGAGCTATTCGATTGGGCGCAGCAGCTCAACGGGATGGCCGATGACGCCATTGAGGCGGCGGTCGCAAATTTAGATTAAACCCACGCCGCCGCTTTCTGTTTCGCTTAGCGTTTGCCCTTGGGCGCACGGTCGCGGAGCTTGAGACGCAAATTTCTGAGGCAGAACTCACGGAGTGGATGGGGTTCTATCTACTGGAGCCATGGGGATGCGAAGTCGATGACTGGCGGTTCGGGATGGTTGCTTCGACCATTCGGAACGTCTTCCGGGGCCCGAAGGACCGNCCGTCAGAGCCGAAGGATTTCATGCCCAAGCGCGGGCCACTAGTGGTCGAGGAGCAGACCGTCGAGGAGCAGGAAGCGATCCTGCGGATGTTCGANCGNTTGCTGGGNTCGAGTGGCACTGCTAGGTGATGTGAAGTAGAGAGGGTGAGAAGGTGTGGCGAGCACGAACGGACTGGCGACTTCCCATGAGCACAGCGTCGGCTCGCTCTACCTAGAGCTCAACGCTGACACGACCAAGCTGGCGCGCAAGCTGCGGGCCATCGCCAAGCACTTGGCAGCCCTGGCCGATGAGTTAGAGGCTATCGACTCGGAGGACGAGCAGAAGGGCGAACATGTCTTGGGACAGACGACATGCCGGTGCCGATGTGCGTTGTCGGGAAGGTAGAGATTAAGATTCGAGACCGATCGTGGCATGGCCGCCTTCGGGCGGNTTATTCNCGTTCGGGAGGTGACGAAGCGGAATGGCAACCGTAAGCACGTTCAACATTGCACTGGTGGCTAGCACCGGTCGCTTCGTCAGCTCCATCGCGAAAGCCGAAAGGCAGTGGAATTCTTTCGCCCGCAGCGTCCAGCGCCAGGCCAAGACTCTGCCGAAGGCGATCCAAGAGGCGGTCCCCGCCTCCCTCACGCTCGGCCGCAATGTTGCCAAGTGGGCCGCCGTTGCCACCGCGGCCCTCAGTGGCCTGAGCGCAGCTGGCGTCAAGTTGGCGGCCGATTTCGAGCAGTCCCGGATCGCTTTCGAGACCCTTCTTGGCTCGGCGGAGCGAGCCGAGCGATTCCTCCGGGAGCTCGAAGTTTACGCCAGAAAAACCCCGTTCGGCTTTGTTGGGCTCCAGCAGTCGGCCCGGCAGCTCCTGGCTTACGGATTCACGGCTGACAAGGTGCTGGCCATGATTACGCCCATCGGCGACACNGTTGCTGCCATGGGCGGAGGACAGCAGATGCTGGAGGCCATCATTNGNGCTCTNGGCCANATCCAGGCCAAGGGCAAGCTCGCCTCGCAAGAGTTCCTGCAGCTCACGGAGCAGGGAGTAGCGGCATGGCAGATGCTGGCCGAGTTCCTGGGCGTCTCGGTGCCGGAAGCCATGGATCTGGCCTCCCGGGGCGCAATAAGTTCTGCTGTTGCCATCGAGGCGGTGCTGCAGGGAATGACCCGGCGATTCGCAGGCGCCATGGAGCGGCAGGCCACGACGATGGCGGGGCGCTGGGAGCAGATCAAGGACTCGGTGACGACCATCGTCCGTGCTTGGGGGCAGGACGTTGTCCGCATCACCGGGCTGGCCGCGGCCATGGGCGTTCTAGCGGACGCTATTGAGCGCGTCGCGGACGCGGTCTCTCTCCATGGCTTCCTTGGTGCTTTGGAGCGCGCGTTCCCGCCATGGGTGGCGCCCACCATCGTAGCCATCACCGGCGCCATCATGGGCGGCCTCGTGCCGGCCATCGTGGCCTGGCTCATTCCTGCCCTCAAGAAGCTGGGAGTCTCGTTGTGGGCCACGCTGCGGCCGCTGACTCCGTGGATGGCTGTAGGAGCAGCCGTTGCTCTGACCGCCTATGTGCTGGCCCGCAACTGGAACAACTTGGCCGAGGTCGGGCAGCGCGTGTGGACGGTTCTGGGCGGCGTGGCCATGTACGGCGCCTCGCTGGTGGTGCGTGGTTCCGCAGTCATCTACCAGGCGCTGTCATGGGTCATTCCGGCCCTGCAGGGTACGGCTGAGTCCGTGATGGCCTACGCCAATAGCCTCCGGGATAGCGCCCTGCAGGCGATTCAGTCCGCTACTGCCAGCGCTCGAGTCGCCGAGCAGGTCGCAGAATCGGCCAGCACCGCCGAGCAGGCGGCCTACGCTCAGGAGTCATTGGCCGAGGGGCTGGAGGCCGCGCAAAAAGCTGCGAAAGGCGGCATCCAGTCGTTCGATGAGGTGCATCAGGTACAGGAGAGCCTGCTGGACTCGTTTGAGATTCCGGAGTTTCTGCCGCTGGACGTGGCTCTGCCTAGCATCGACGCGGCGGCCGGCATGGCCGAGGGGCTGGCCGCACTGGAGGGTGTCATTACGAGCATTGGCGAGGCGGCCTCGCGTGCCTGGGACCGCCTGACCCAGTCCATGGAGCCTGTGCGGCAGGCGGTCGAGTGGCTGCGCCGTGAGTGGCCTGGGATTGACGTTGTGCTCGAAGACACGGCGGCCATCATTACGTTTACCCTCGTGCCCGCCTTGACGCTGGCGGCCGCCCGGGCTACGTGGTCTGCGGCGCAGCAGGTTGCGGCCTGGGTGACGACGCAGGCCCAGGCCGTCGCCTCCATTGCGACGCAGGTTGCCAACATGGCGGTCCTGGCCGCTCGTTGGATCTGGCTCGGCGCCGTCGCCGCGGCCCAGGGTGCTCGGGTGGCGGCCGGTTGGGTCATCGCAATGGGACCGATTGGCTGGGCGATTGCNGCNGCGCGGCTTTAGCGGCGGCTATCTGGTACTATTGGGAGGACATCGTCGCGGCAGTCGCCTCGGCACAGGCGTGGTTTGAAGCCAACGTTGGGCCGGTGTGGGAGCGGGTCAAAAGCGCCGTACTCGAGGCATGGGAGACCCTGCGCAACTCGGCCAGCGAGGTATGGGCCGCCATCGAAACCGCGGTGCGTACCGTCATCGATTGGGTGACGGTGGACGTGCCGGCGGTATGGGAGGACGTTAAGAACGCCGTCAGTGAAGCTTGGCACGCTCTAGCAGGTGTTGCTAGCGAGGTATGGCGTGGAATCAAGTCGACGATCCAAGCTGTCCTCGAC